CCTTGAAGTTAACCTTAGCATCGTATGCTAGGGCAACAGCAAGTTCTATCAACTTCATCTTGTCTTCTAATTGTAAGACAAGTTCCGTATCAATGATGTTGTAGTCAATAAACTTCTGCCAATCTTTAGTGTAGAAGTCCTTGAAGTTTTCATACTCACTGTGATCTAACTTACGCTTACCAAGTTCCACATTAGCAATGTGATCTAGTCTGTATGACTCTTGGTTTGTGTAAGTAAATTTCTTGTACAGATCCATGTAGTCTAGTACATTGATCCCAAGTAGATCGTATCTTATATTTAAACGTCCCTTTATTTCTACTTCATCTTGTCTGACAATTCCCCACGGTGACATCCTCTTAACTTCTCTATCGCCAAAGAGACGTTCAATGCGACCACAGATATACGGTACGTCATAAAGCTCGACATTCCACCCTGTAAGAACATCTGGGAACTCAGTCTCCCAATAAGAGAGGAACTTGCGTAGCAAAGATTTCTCATCGTCACAATATATAAACTCAACGTCCCTACGAGACGGAGTATAATCCCTCGTCGCGAATACTTTAAACTTACGAGTCGTTTGATCTTGGACTGTGATCGCCAGTAACTGTTCCGCACATTCATGTACGTTAGGAAAGCCATTCTCACATGCGACTTCAATATCAAGTGATGTAGTCTTGAGAGTCTTGAAATCGTAGTCGACTTCTCCTTGGAACTCCTGAGAAATATATTGATATAGGAAGCGATCATAACCATGTACCTCAAAGTTCTCTACATCTTTATACTTGTCCTTAAAGTCACGTGCGTCACCCACAGTTTCAAACTGGATGGGTTTAGCATACCTACCATCTAGTGTCTTCCAGTTGGTAGTCTTGTTACTTACGACGTAGAGAGTCGGTGAGAATTTAAACTTACGTTGGATACGTATACCATTCTCATATCCTATGTAGAATAGATTGTTACCTATTAAATTGACACTGGTGTAGAATGAGTTCACTTAGTTACCATCTTATACTTCTTGAGGATCTCCTCCTTTGGTTCTAAGATTGTAGCAATAGTATCTGAATATATCAATACATCTTCATCATTTGTATGTAATGGCCAAGGTTCCAGAGTGCCATCATCTTTGATGCGATATGGTTGTACCAGATGAGCAGCGGGTTCCTCATCTAAAGTTTCGATCTGTGTAATCAGGTAGATACCTGACTTTAGTAGGAGGAGTTGCGTTTCCATATTGTTTCTAATTTATGTAAGTCGTTCTGTTGTCTGTAGTATTTGTAGACAGGAACGATATCAAGACCACTATTATATACGTTACCAATATACATCCATGGACGATATTCGTCAACCCTTATCTTAAAGTAATCAGGACCGTTGAACATGAGATGATCAAACGTCCTAGTCTCACCTACAAATAGTGGGAAGGGTTGAGGGATATGATTATAGTATAGTGGATTATCTATAGGTTGATCGAATGCTACGATACCAAACTCATCATTAATCTTAGCAGGATATTCTACTACAATTTTTTTAAGTACTGTAGGTGCTTCTATTGTGATACGTTTAGCACCGTGAAATTTATGATCTGTTTTATATGAGAAGACTACGTTGTCGTATACATCATACAGGTTTAGTTTCCTCATCCTCGTTCATAATTTTCTGTGCTTCTTTAAACATCTCATCTAGATCCTGCTCTTCATAACTGAGATTGAATCTCTCTTCATGCTTCTTGAAGTTAGCATCATATCTCTCTTCATCTATAGCAGAGACATACTGTGTAGCGAGTGCGTCCAGTGGATTATACACTGTGACTACGTGACTACCTGGTAAATAAAAATCTTTATCTTTACTTAGAGGTGCCCAAGGAAACCACTCCAACTGATACCCCTGACCTTGTGACTGGTCAACGATGTCAAGTCGGAATGGTTTATGTAAATGATAACCTAATGGTTTCTCTGTCTCTGGATCAACTATCTCTTTAACTGTAGATATAACTTCTTCACCAGTTCTCAGCATTAATAGTTTGATCATACAACCTCAGTAGGTGTTACAGGAGCACCTTGATCTCCAGACTTTGCTCTAACATTTGCTAGGTATGTCTGTAAGATACTAGGTGAAGGTTCCATTACAGAGATCACATAGTCAGTTGTGATGGCGATCTTCTGATCAATAGTAAATGGATTCCATGGAGTGTATCTAATCTTGACCTCTTGGTCTTCAAATGTTTCCATGTTAACAGGAGACTCAGGTTGATCTATGATCCATACCTTGTAAGGTATAGTCATGATGTATGCCTGTCTCTTACCAGTCTCTTTATCAACTGCCTCTTGTAGATCACAGATGATGTTATCTCCATCTCTCGTGAATACTAATTTAATTCTTTCTTCTTCTATCATGGCAAGATAATGTATGCATATATTATAAAAGGGGAACTGACTTTTGTCAATCCCCCTTATGTAGGTTAGATGTAATCCTTCCTTGCGTGGTGTTCTGGTACTACTTTCTTCAGTGATACTGTAAGTAGTCCATCCTCAAATGTGACATCACCTACCTCGGTGTCATCACTCATTGACCACTGTCTTGAGAAGGAACGAGCTGCTATGCCTTTGTGAGCATAGGTTCCTGTCTCTGTCTTATCTTCTCTCTGTGCCTCTACTGTGAGTTTACCATACTCTGTGTAGACTTTGACTTCATCTCTCTTGAATCCTGCTAGTGCTATCTCTAATCTGGATAGTACATTTGATTCGTGGATTAAGTTATAGGGTGGATAGTTTGTTGGTGTTGCGTTCCAGAATGAGTCAAAGTACTCATCCATTCCTATACTATTCTTAGAAATTTTTTCAAATAGTGATGGTAAATCGGCAGCACTATATCTTTGAATGTTCATGGTGACCTCCTTAAGCGTCGTTAGTTTGTGTACCCGAAGCGTACACCAATATTTATAGCATAATCTTTAATTTTATGGGGGTGGATATCCGAATACTGGAAAGACTTTTGAGATCTCTCCCATCTTCTCCTTGTATCTACTGATGTATGGTTCTTGAAAGTATGGCATGTATGGTTTACCTGTCACCTTATACTGTAGATAGCTATAGTCAAACTGATACCTGTAGCACAGTCTATCTGTAGTGTCACCTAGCCTTCTATGTTGGACGATACTGTTATCAAATATCAGCAGGTCATCGTCATTCTCCCACCAGTAGTCATAATAATATTGTGTGAGTTTAAATTTTATCTCTTCTAATAATCTTACTGACTCCTCTATAGGATAGTCTTTGATACGTGTGGTTGTATTGTATGGGAAGTGTAGTCCCTTGATCCCCGCAGGAGACTGTATCACCAGAGGTATCTCAGTCTCTGGTTCTGGACACATGTTTTTATATACTACGTTGTTCTCATCATTGACATTTATCTTACCCTCCTGAAAGTTATGCACGAGCACCATCTCATCCAGTTCACTACGCATACTCTCACTAAGGCTATAGTAGTAGGGCGATGTCACCATGAATCCAGTAGCACTCTTAGTCATACCATGATCCCCAAGCAGTGCCACGCCAGGTGTAAAGGCTATGTCACCACTCTCATTGCTATGCCACAATAAATCACCACTACCAAAGAGTCCATTCTTCTCTGCTACTCTGACTATATGTCCTGTTGCTGCGTGTCCTCCTATCCTCGCATACTCTTTTGCTACCTCAGTATCAGTCTCTTCTTTAGCCGCATAGTTCTGCCTACACTTACCCCACATCTTCATGACTTGGTGAAAGCGGTTGATGTTGATACCTGTCCTACGAATGATCATGACAAGTTGTTCCATCTGTAACTTACCAAGTGACATCCACTGGTCTCGTGTGAGATGGTTAAAATCTATGTCATCAACAAAAACACCATAACCCTCAAGGTTAGGTATAGGACTCAACTTCAAGTTTTCTTTTTACCGATATTGTATTTACTCTCTAAGTTCCAACCACCCTTGTCCTTATAAGATAGGACTTTGATCTGGCTAAGAGGTGCTACATCTACAATAGTA